TTCTGGGAATACCAGGACGTAAGGAATACCGACGCCAGCACAGACCTTCTCGGTCAGGCTGCGCCAGTACTCGCGCATATTGACGTTGGGGCGGTCAGCGCTGAACTGCTCGAACTCGTCGCCAGTCTTCATGACCTTGACCGAGGCGCCGAAAATATTTTCGTAGTAGTTCTGTGCAGTCCCCTGGGATCCAGCAACACCGGATCGGAGGCTAGTTGCCTGGACCTCGCCGGAGCTTGTCTTAATGACCTGGGCCACGCTGGATGCGAGCTTGCAGGACTCCATCTCGAGCTTCTGGAGATCGTCCAGGTCGTGAAGGTCGTTGATCACACAAGCCACAAAAGGCAGGCCGCGGAGCTGGCCGGCACGTTGGGCCTCGTAGATGTGAACCACCGAGTCAGATGAGATCGACCGGATGTCGGTCAGTTGTCCCTGCTGCTGCTCCTGGCCGCAGAAGAATGAGATGGCCCGACCTGTCTTGGGGTCGAATCGCACACCATCGAACACATCGGGAAGGCCCTCCTGGCCATTGGGCGTGGAGACCTGCTGCGGCTCGATTAGCTGCAATCGGGGCCGGCCGGTCTCACCCCGGGTCAGGAGGATAAAGGATTCCCCGTCGTAGAACCAACCACGGGCAGCCAGGCTCATCAGGGTGCCGAAAGACTGCCGGGATCCGATGTCAGGGTATCGGCTCCAGGTGTCCCACCATTTCTTAGCCCGGAGATTCCAGTCGGGATTCGAGGAAGCCGGCTGCACCGAGAAGTTCGATCCGACGGTGTAATTCTCGAAAAGGTCACCGAGGCGATTCATCACCGCGTTGTTCTGCTCGAAGAATCGGGACTTTCGGACGATCTGCTGCCGGGTAGAGGCAGTCACATCGAACCGCACCGAGGTGTAGCTGGTGTCCAGGAAGGATCGGCGGATCGAATTGGACGCGCCCTCGTAGCGGTCGACAGGTGCCGACCGGAACTTGCTCAGGATGGTGTCGAGGAATCCCATCAGCTCATTCCTCGATAGCTCGCCTCACGGCGGAAGTTAGAGAAGTCGCCGCCGAAACTGGTGGCTGCAACCAGAACCACGGCCACCATCTTGGTGTAGATCTGGGCGTCGGTGGGCGTAAGGTTGCCGTCCTGCTCGAGGTAATAGACAGCCAGGTCGTAGTCATTGAGCAGACTTTCCCACATTTCGACCATCTCAGACGGTGTCGGGGCACCTTTGCCCGGCTCCGCAAACTCTACCGACACATCGGAGGATGATGTCGACCGAACCACCTGGCCGGACTCGATCACTGTGGCCGCGGCGATGGACTTAGCAGCCAGGGAAGCCAGGAGCGTCACACCGCCCAGTGTCGCATAGACACTGCGGAGATAGGCTCGCTTGATGGCTACCGTAAAAGTGAACACCTCGGGCCGGATCTTCCCCGATTGGAGGCTGACTTCAATAGGTTAGCTGGCTATTGACTCGCTTGACGTAACAAGATCATTCCAGAGCATTACCATGGCGAGCTGCATGATTTCGCAGTCGTGCAGATGGTCGGGCCACTTTTGGTTCCTCTTAACCCAGACGTGCTTGATGCGGCCGGCTCGGTTGGCCTGGGGGCGTAGGACGTGCGAGTCCAGGTGTCGCCAGTAGAGTTCAGGGTCTGCGATGTAGGCACCTTCGGCCTGGACGCTGGGCGGATCCTGATGCACGCCCCATTCCCGGTCGATGTCGCCCTTCCTTAGCCTGGAGAGCATATCTCGGAGGTGCTCGGTGTCGAACACCAGGAGCGGCTGCACCACGTCGGTCCTCATCGAGGAAGATGTCGACAGGCCGAAAGGGTGCACCGCCCCGGTAGATGCCGTGAACCGGGCGCCGGTCTCCCGGCCTTTGAGCGGCATCCAGCCGATCACCATTGGCTTGCGGAGGCCGCCCTCGGGAGGGTAGCGGAGGCCACATGGGAAGTTGATCGGGTTGGAGGTCACCGAGGAATAGGAGGCACAGGCGTCGTAAACCGTCTGGGTGTTGAAGCCTGAGTCGATACCGACATCCATGTCATGGACCTCGAGGGCCACCTGCACCCGGCGAAGGGCCGCGAAGTCATCAGCATGGCCAGCAGCAATAAGGGTAGAGTTGCCGTCTTTCCACTCGCGGCACACCCACCACAAGAACGGCGCCACGGCCTGGACGTCGGCGGTCAGATAGCGCCGGCCGCCATCGACGGTCACGGTGGCCGCGGTCTCGGTACGCTCCTGCTGCACGTCCTGCTGCTCCCAGGGCTCGGCCAGGTTGCCGTTGATGAAGCCTTGGAGGCCGGCCATCGATGCCTTGGCCTCGAGGAACGAGACAGCCAGATATCCCCAGGTACATTTGCGGTCGGGGCTGTAAAGGCTGCTTAGGTGGTAGGACCGCACACCGGGCATGGCGTTGGGATTCTCTGGGCGCCATTGGCCATGTCGAAGGGCTGCCACCTTATGAGAGTCGGTGATTTTGCCCTGGCAGAGCTGGCAGACGTAATGGGCCGAGGATCGGATCTTGCCAAGGTCGTGCTTGCCGTCCTCGGCCTTGGCGTCGTCCCAGGTGACCTGGCGCCATTCGAGCTTGATGAACTCGCGGCAGTGCGGGCAGGGCAGGTAGTAGCGGCGCTGGTCGCCGCGGAGGAAGCGCTGCCAGATCCGGCCTTCCACTACGGTAGGCGTCGAAGTCATGAATGCCTTGGAGCTGCTGAAGCTCTTGAGGCGCTGTTCGGCCAGGTCGAGGGCGTCGGCCTCCCGGGCTGTGGCTTCGGCAAACTTGTCGACCTCGTCGGCGATAAGCACCCGAACCGGGCGGCTGGCTAGGTTGGCCGGGCTGTTGGATCCTACGAAAGTCAGGGTCGACCTGGTGAAGTTCTGCTCGAGGTTGGTGATCTTGTCGGCCTCGGCCGGATAGCATTCGAGCATTGCCGGGCTGTCCTCGAGCATGGGAAGCCAGCGGCTCTTCGAGAATGACCTGGCCAAGGACTCGGTGGGCATCAGCCACAAGGCCGGGCTGGGCTCGTTAGCGATTAGCCATGCCAGGCCGGCCATCAGGGTGGTCGTTTTGCTGGTTTGGCTGCCCCAGCAGAGGGTGACCTCGTAGACCGTAGGATCCTTCCAGGCCTCCATGGGCTCCCTGGTGTAAGGCCGTACCGAGGTGCTGAATGGTCCTGGGTGCTCGGTCTGCCGTTGGGTCAGCCGGAGCGATGCCTCGGCCCAGTCGACAACGGTCTGCATCGGTGTCGGCCGGTAGAGGTTGCGGCGGTAGTCCAGGAGGCTGCGCTGGAGGTCGGTCAGGATTTCCATGGGTCGGTGTTGTGCAATGTCTTAAGCGCCACCTCCTGGACCCACCTGGTCAATTCACGTTCAGCGTGCTCGGGGTCATGCGGTGCAATACGGCCGGAGAGCTGTTTGGGCATGGCCTTGATTAGCGAGGCCACGGCGCCGTCGTGCTCCTGCATCACCCGGCGGACCCAGTCGCCGGAGACCAGGCGGCGCTCCTTCTCGGCCTGGGTGATCACCTCGTCCCTGGCGCTTGTAAGGTTCTTCGCCGCGGCTGCATGGATGGCGACCAGCCGGCCGGCGTCGGCTCGACCACCGCGGAGGGCATCGACCGCCAGGTCATAGGCTGCCCGCTCTATTTGGCGCTGCCTTTCGTAAGCGCCTTCTGGCGAGTCGGTGGCGGCTGTTGCGGTGTTGAGAGGGGTCTCGGCTTCAATAGGCCTGTAGGGGCCTTCGTGTTCGATTGCGGTGGGGTCCGGTGTTGTCTTCTGTTTAGGAATAGACTTAGCGCGTGACCTAACGTGTTGAGATCGCCAGAGGTCCGCCGACTCGGGCGAGTCCATCGGCATCCCCTGGGATATAAGCTGTGCGACTCGCGGCTGGCTTATACCGATGCGGTCGCCATATTCCTTTTGTGTCATGGTTGTAAGGCGTCCTTGATCTCCTGGGGCATCATCGAGTCGGGCAGGTTGCCTGCGAATTGGAGGGCTCGGAAGACGCCGTCGCGCCGGCTGTCGTAGTTGCTGGGCACCAGGGAACCGACAATTTGCTCCGGTGTGGTGCCGCTTTTCATCAGCCGGATAAACCATGCGGTATTGGCCAGGCCGAACTGGTCGACAAGGAATTGTATTTGGTTTGGCATAAATTATTTGATGAAAGCATTACTCGCAGAAATTGATAGGGGTCTCGCGTTCACC